AACATATTACCAAAAAGAATAACGTACTTTCGTGTTAGCTGATGATAGAAATAAGCATTACTTAACATTACGGTACTCCAAATGGATTGATTTCAGACAAGTCAATAAACGTATCGGCCTCAGTTTGAATGACACGGTTATCGGAATCATCATAGTCTACCAAATCTGCTAGAGTATCAGAGTTGCTTAATCTGTATATTGTATTTGATTGAGAGCCTATGACGTTAGCATTTGCTGTAAACTCACCTTTAACATTAATAACTTCAATTACCTTAGTTTCTGGAATCCAGTGTTTAGCTTCGGCCGATGCGGTAGCATAAGCAAGATTTGCGCCCTGATATACAATTTCATTCTTATGATAGTTTCCTGTTCCTGTGCCAAGTGAAAGTGATACAGTATAGGCTGCTGCATGTTCAAGATCATCAATCTTCTCATCACCAGTTTCAAAATCTTCGTTGCTAAAGCGGAATACTTCACAGCGTAATTCGTAAATATAAGCGTTTCTTTTACCGAGTGAGAAAAACATAAGTTCTTCTTCAACGAATTTTATTTCAAAAATCTTGTTAAGAACTGGAACAAATAGTAGATCGCCTTCACGTGGTCTTGAAGCCACATTAGTAGGCATATATCTTTCAAATGTTCTGCGAGACACAACAAAGTTGGAAGTATCTCGAATTTCTAATCCAAACTTAGAAAAGAAGTCGCCATCGCCTTCATAACCTTCAACGTTGGCCAAATACATTTCCATGCTGTATGCGCGAGTAAACTTGGAGTTAACGCTTTCACCGAGAACATCGTCGGCCTGATCGTATACTTCACGAGGAAGATATTTGATATCGTGCCCCATGATTTGGATTGATTCTACAATCAAATCCTCAAGGAGCATATTCTCGTTGATAACGGATGGAGAGTAATTGTTAAAGTATACTGAGGTTGCCATTGATTACCCCATTATAAACTGTGGCGGTTCTTCGTATGTATCTCGGATCAATTGTTCAACTTCAGTAATTTCTGCTGTTGCTTCATCATAGACTTGTTGACCATTCATAGTGATACCACCAGGAAGTTGCATTCCGCCAAACTTCTTCATATTATTACCCCAAACGCGCTTGATGTAAGCTGTTGTCAGACGCTTAAGCATACGATCATTCCAAACATCGGTATATGTGGCTGGATTAATTATGATAAATCCTTCAATAATTAGCCACTCACCTGCTTGATTCATAGCCCAGTTCATATCAAGGTAAAGTTTGTTTGAGTGACGATTGAATCGAATTGGTTGTTCACCAGAAAACATCATATCCAGTGTTCTAATATGCTGCATGGTCAAAACGTAATTTACATATGATGTGCTAGTAAAATCGTACAATTCATGGAGACGCAATTGATAACGCAAGTCAAACATGTTGACTGATGCATTTGTTGTTGAGATTGGAAATATTCTAGTTACACCGATGATATTGTCCGTAATTGGAATATATCCATTACTAATATCTTCGGAAGTAAGTTGATGCTTTAGATACCAACGCTCGACTCCATCAAAGTGAAAATCCTGAAAGTATTGAAGCGAAGCATCTACACAATCGTCTACCTGGTCATCATCCACGTTGATATTGATAACAGGATGCCCTAGTTGGCGTAAACACCAATCTTTATGCTGATCTCTATTTGCTGGAACTGACATTGCTTACCTTTATAGTGTATTTTTAAATATTTATATGATCGGCATTTTAGTTATTTTTATTTACTATTAGGATACGAGTTCTGGCCAAACAATATTATATGGATCAGTCTGTAACGTAATATCTCTTAATGCTTGTGCGTATGTATCAAGATTTTCGATATTATCGGTTGGTGTAATATTAAGTCTTGTTTGCGATTGATAACGATGAAATCTCCAATCAAGCTGCGAAAGCATATAATCTCGCTGCCCTCTTACCTCATACCACTTGCGTTGCAGTTCGTTAGTAAGTTCCTGTTCAGTCTTGTCTCTTACATTCCAAGCAGTGCCTGACCATTCAAGAATTTGTGTATCTGGAATAGATGCCGGCGGATCTTCAACCACAATATATCCAGCGTCAGCAATCTCTTCAGGCGTAAAACTTGTTGGATCTGTACGAGTTAAACCATTAGATAGTTTAATGCGAAATGGAAGATTATTTGGATATGATCCGTTTTTTGTATAAAGTGTCATGATTTACCTTTACCTAAATCTGTATAGTCTTAAAGCTTGCGTTGTTGAAGTAGAAGATATCGTTTGCGATACTGTACTAGAAGTATCATTTTGTATAACGTAGATAACTGATTTCATGGTTGATGCGTCTACTGTTCTAGTATTATTGTTTAAAAATGTTGCTGGTAGCGGAGAACCTGTGATTGTCGGAACGGCTTCCGCATCATAAACAGTTTGAAACACTATGGATATTGAACCAGGAACAAAATCTGTTAATGTGTGTGGTCCAATACCAGTTAATATTGTTGTTGCTGTTAAATTATTAATGTTATGAAGCGCAAAAATAGTTGGTGCTAATCCAGTAGCAGTAGCACCGTCTGTACTTACTGTTACGCTAAGATTACCGGTAAGAGCTGTTGGTATAATATCAGATAAGAAAGAAAAATATCTTCCTATGTAAACACTAAAATCAGGAGTTATTGCAAATCCTTGACCAAGGCCAACACCAGGTGTTAAGGTTGAATTATATGTTCCTTGAGGCGTAGTCCAAGTAGAAGAAAAATTTAAATTACCTGTTGGTAAATAATCTGTAGGAGTGTGAAAGAATATTCTTCTACTCGGGCTAGGCGTACCAAGAGATATGTTATTGAAAGTATAACTAGCTGAGTCTGTAGTACTGCTTACCGTAGTTAATATTTCTGCTCTGGTTCCAAACGGCCAATTATTCGCAGCTTTTGCATTACGCTGCTCATTTAAATCCCAAATTCCTTTTGCTGTGCTAATATTAGGACTGTTGTTCGAACCTATAATACTACCTCGACTCATTATTATACATCTCCTACATTAGTTGATGGATAAGAACGACCGGCGCCCCAGATAATTCTAACAGCACCTTGACCACCAGCACCACCAGCACTGCTTGTGTCGTCATCACATGCTCCACCGCCGCCGCCGTATGCACCGCCCGCAGGTCTTGTGCCGTTAGCACCACCCGAACCACCAGTTCCTATTGCGTTTAATGCACCGCCAGTTCCGTTAGAACCTGCTCCTAATACGCCGACACCACCACCACCATAACCTTGGCCTGAGTTAGTAGCACCACCGCCACCACCACCGCCACCGGTGCTGCTAGATCCGGCGCCTGTTGTACCACCAGCACCACCAGCAGCAGAATAACCGCCAGCACCACCACCGCCTGAACCAGTATCAGTAGAGTTGCCGCCAGAGTTACCACCAGCGCCGCCACCTTCACGTTCTGTTCCTGTTGATGTGCCGCCAGTTCTTGTTGTTGTGACTCTTTCTAATCCACCTTGGCCACCACCACCTTGAAGTAGAACAGTTGCTCCTCGTGCAATTGATGAAGTACCGCCAGTACCGCCATCACCACCGGAAGCTCCTGCTGTTCCGGCAGTACCAACGACAACTGTTAGTATTTCACCCGGAGTAACCGCAAATGTGCCATAAGCTAAACCGCCGCCAGCACCGCCTGTTACGCCCTCGTTTCTGCCAGATTCACCACCTGCACCGCCGCCACCGCCACCGACAACTACAGCCGAGATTTCGGTGATGCCTACAGGAACAGTCCAGTTCTGTGTGCCAGTAGTTGTAAAGAGAATTTGACCAGGCGGAGTATATTGAGAACGCGAATAATCATAAGCAGCTTCCAGACTCCAAATACCGCTGTTTTTTCTATTTCCATATACAGGAAGTGTAAGAGTTCTTGGTCTCAAAGCAATCGTAGCAGAAGCGCAAGAATAGTTTGTTGAATCTGTGCCGCCAAATGTCCACGCTGCCGGATTATATGATCCACTTGTCCATGACGAATTTGATCCCATACCAACAGAAGCATCAACAGTATCATTTCCTACAGTAGCTAAAAAATTATTTAAGTATGTTGGAGTATTATAGTTTGAACCTGTAAGATGTGCGCCACCGCCTGCAACAATAATTACAGTATTTGCTGTGGCTGGTGTGATAGCTGGAGGATCAACCAGAACTGTATTTTGTCTGGTATTTGTTGTAGGTGTAACATCTAATGGAGTTGTAAGATTGATATTTCTCCAAACATGAACAGCTATAGCACCGCCGTGTTGTGTGTTGCCAGTTTGTGATCTGGTAAAAGAGGTGTCCGGTGTTGTTGTCATAATTTTATATGATACGGAAAATTCTGTTGACTGAGTATCTGTTACAAATATCTGTGAGAAAGCATTTGTATAACCCGAAATACTCATTTGAGGATTTAAACTGCTATTTGCTCCGATAGCATAAGCTACAATAACAATATCATTAGCAGCAGGTGTTGCTGCAACTCCACCTGTTAAGTTAAAATTAACTGTAGAAGTTCCCGTTGTTTGTCCTGTAAATCCTGTTGATTGTCCACCAACATATATTAAGGTGTCTTCGTCATTATAAGTGCCAACAATATAACTATTGGCATCTCCATAATCAAGTGTAACACCAATCATACCACCATTAAGAAAACGACTTTTCATATTTTATGCAATATTCTCAAATGAACAAATTGCTTCTAAATCGCCGGTCTGAGATGCTGTGCAACGCAAAGAATCTCCTTCTTGAAGATATATTGAATTTTCTTTTGAAATAACCACAAGAGATGCATCGGCAGGAACAGTGACTAAACTTACTATTCTATAGGCTACTGATGATCGGAATAAATCAACAGTAATATCAGCCGCATTTGTACCATCAACATTTGCAATAATTAAAGAGTTAATTCTATAAACTCTACCCGAAGCGGCACCATTTGAAACAATAGCTGTTGGACTAGTGCCTACAGTTTGAACTGCTGTGTTTCCACTAATAACTGATGTATTAAAGATATTTGGATCTGCCATTTTTTTACCTTATTTTATCTACCAAAAACCATTGAAAGTATAATCGATTTGCCATTAGAAGCTCCACCACCGCCACCAGATGTTAATGCAACGCCATTCACAAGAAAAGCAGAGGCGTTAACTGCACCTACAACATCAAGTTTTGTATTTAGACCAACGGTACTATCTGTACGGCCTATAAGAAGATTACCTGATGAGACTCTTAGTTCTTTGAGGTTTGTTCTACCAGTAGCGCGGGTTATAATAAATGGAGCTTCAATAAACACACCAGCATCACTATAGCTGTAGAAATTCATATTTGCGCCAGTATTAGCACCTGTTTCAGTACCATCGGCGCCAAACAGCCAGCGATTTACACCGCCCGTTTGATAGATGAAAGCTTTCTGACCGTTGGCAACAGCGTTCGTGACTACATAAGCGTTAGAAATTGTATTATTTCCAAACATACTGCTTGGATCGATGTAAGG